TACCGTTTGTTTTGATTAAATCAGTAGCTTTAATTCCATAGATCGCTGCAACGACCGATACCCATAATGAAACTATCCACCAAGGCATTTCCTGAAGTTTTTGAAAATATAAATCTAGTTTAGCTTGGATCTCTTCATCTTCAGCAAATACGGAATAAAATAAAATAGCAAGAGGAGATGTCAATACTAAAAGTACAAATTCGTCCTTCCAGTCGCCTTTTTGATTTTTAGAAATCTGTCCACTAAACTCAATTTCTCCGCGCTTCATCTTCTCAGCATGGACGATTTGTGCTTCAGACATAATAATCTCAGATTTTTTCTTATTCTTATAAATCTCTGCCCCAGTTTTTAATGCTGTACCAATAATCGACCACGGAAACATTAATATATCCTCGTTTTTTTAACTCGACCTTTTAATACTTTACCAGATCCTCTAACTAATCCACCACTTTGATACTCAAATGGAAACCTTTTAGGTTGAACTGTCATACGAGGAATAGGTATGCTAGTAGGTGTAACTTGTTCTGGAATAATAATAGGTTGATTATTTCCCCCACCGTCTCTATCATTACCTATTGGAGGCATAGTAGTTTTTTGTTCTTTCTTTTTGCCTCTTTCCCAATAAGGAACTGCATCCATTCGATTTAAAATTCCTTGTTTAACTAACATTCCTGAACCAGGAATTATCATACTAGCTGCTGTTCCAGCTATGTTTGCTGCTATTTGTGAACTAGCTTTAGTTGATGGACTAATAGTTTCTCTAGCTGTTTTTCTTTGAGTAGCTAAATCTTGTCTTGCTTGTGATGATATAGGTGTTGAATCTTTAAATTGTGCTGAAGGATCTCTACCTTTGCTTGAAGTCGTTGAACTAGAGCCTGCCATTGAAACACTTTTTGCTTGACTAGCTGCATTACCCATGTCCATACCGCCACCACGTAGTTTTGTTACTTGTAAACCTTGAGAATCAGGGCCTTTTTTAGGTGGAGGGCCAAATCTTTTTCCTAATCCGCCATTTTTCATTTTTTCAACACCTTTAATACTGCCTTTATTGACTGAAGCATAAAAAACTTGTTCTCCACGCTTAGACCCATACTGATCTTTCATAGATTTCATAATTTTTTTACCTTTTTTGTTCAGTGGCACGATCTTTTTCCTGTTCTATTTTATCTTCTTGTAATTCTATCCTTTTTCTACCAAGTTCTTCGTTCAAATTCAACTTATCTTCGGCTAAAGTTTGTTGTGCACTGAATTTATTAGTCTCAAATTCCATTTTTTGAGCTTCTTCTTGTGCTTTTCGGTTAATATCCATTGCTCTTAGGTCTAATTCTCTCTGTTTAAGAGCTAAAAGTGGATCTTGGTTTTGTTGAGCAGTAAATTGTTGCTCCATTGCAACTAATTCTTGAACTCTTTGAGCAATTCTTTGTGCTACAGCGTTGTCAAACTCGATAGTAAACGCTTCTTCATCAGTCGATTGCAGTTCTGCCATTCTTGGATCTTGATTAAACGCTTGTAAGATCTCTTGTTTGACTTGTAAAGACACGTGTTCCATCAAATGACCTTGAAGCAATCCATAAATTTGTGGATTCACTTGCACCATTCTTGATGTCATGAATGCCATATGTGCTTGAATGTGTGCTTCATGATCCTGTTGTGGAAAAGCTTTAGGAATTATCATCTGTAATGCACCCGTATTTTCAATTGCAGGGTCTAAAGGTTTAGGAGGTTCAGGTGGTGGTTTTAAAATACCATTAATATTTTTTACTCCTAAAGCTTGGTACATTCTTTTGTATGCTTCATGAATGTCATGCATCGCTGGATTTGATTGCGCAAGTTGTAATTCAGCTTGTGCAACCTGTATTCTTTGTGTCATAGAATAAATATCAGGGTCTGCTACTGGTATAACATCCACTCTATCATCAAAGTCAGCTTGTTTAATAAATCTATTTCCACCTACAACATCATAAGGATATTCTGGTGGCAGATATTCAGCAAATACACGTGCTAGCATCTTAAATTCTTGTCTCATTGCATAGTAACATCTTTTGTGAATTGCAGACATGACTTTCGACCCTCGCTCAAGGATCGCCATTGTAGTTCCAACAGGTGCTTGTGCATTCATGTCAGAAACTTTCATGTCAGCAATAGATGCAAATCTTCGTCCAGACTCAACACAGAAGTTTAATAACTGAAATAGTGTTTGATCTGGGCCTTTGAATGGTAAAAATTGAAATTGATCTTTGATGTTTCCGCCAGGAGCATCCACATCTCTAAACTCACCTGGTTGTAATGGTTCTGCATCATCTCTAATTCTTAAACCTCTAGATTTAAATCCAGCAGGTAAATTAGATAAAGTTCCTGCATCGAGTAATTGTCTTAATGCAGAAGTTGCAGTTCTACTTAGTCCACCAATCATATGTATTAAACCAAAACCATAGAATCCAAGTCCTGGTAAAAACTTATAATGGACAAAGAAATTTTTTCTTTGTTTTGTAGGATCATCTTCTCTATAATTTCTGTAGATAGATAAAACTTTTCTAGAGTCCTCATCCACAGTAACTATATAAGGCACTTTGATTCCATCTGGATCTTCATAACCAGGTAAATCTAAGTTTGTATGAACCTCAATTAAATTATATAACCCTCCACGATCCCGTCCGTCATTTGCGGACACACCTTCCAGTTCATAAACTTTCTCTTGGACTTTGTTTTGTTTATAAACTGGTTTCGGTAACTCTATATCTCTATAGAAACCCGAAACTTGTAATTTTCTTAAATCATTTTCTGATGTTTGAATGATTTGTGAAATTCTACTTGCGTCAGATAAATCCGATGCATTGTAAGGAACGACTAAGTCTTCAGCTTTAATAAATCTAGAACAAGCTCTATTCATTACTGGATCAAAATAAACTTTTTTAAATGTAGATCCTGTTAATGGAAGTATAAATAACATTTGATCCATGTCAGGTGTATACTCATCCATTTTATTCATGAGCATGTAGTTCATATAATCTTTAACTCTAGATGCTTGATCTATTTTTTCATCTGTCTGTGCACCAACGACTTCAGTTCTAACGGGTCCGTCTGAAGGGACTAATTCTTTTATTGCTTGTGCTTGAAACTGTGTTGCTGATTCAGCTAACAATGGATGTGTTACTCCAGCAGCACCTAAGAAAGGTCTAGTTGGAGATTCATATTTAAATCCTAATAGATCTAAACCTTTAATATAAGTGTCCACCCATTCTTGTCTTGATCTTTTGTCTTGGTCATAATCTGCTACAAGTTCACTTCCAAGTTTAGCTAGCTCTTGATCGCTAAGTCTTTCTGCTAAGTTTGCATAAAAAGATTCTTCTTGAACTTCTTCAGGAACTTCACCTGCAATTACATTATCCTCTTCATCTAAAACTGTATCGACGTCTTCAGGAATAGATCCTGTGTTTTGATCTTCAATTTCTAGTTCTTCTCTATTTTCTAAATCTTCTCTTGACATTAGTACATTTTAGTTTTTTTAATTTTATCACTCATAACTTTACCACAACCTTTTGCGATTAAGCCTCCTTGTTTTTTTGAAACAGGTTTTTTTTCTACCATTTGATTAGCAAGTGACTCAGTCATTTTTTCCATAAAACCATAAAACTTATCTGTAAGGTCTTTTGGTTTTTGTGATATCTTTTTTAATTTTTTTCCAAATTCAATAGCTTTAAGTTTACCTTCAGCTCTATTCTTTTTTTGTCTATCTTCGAATGCTTGTTGTCTTCTTTCTTTTTTAGCGTATTCCATATTTATGTTACCTCCACTTTTCATTCTTAATCCAAATTTTTGTTTTTGACCTTCTAACCCTTTACCCACTTGTCCTGCTTTACCAGTTTCTTCCTGTACCATACCAGAAACATTTGGACTTCCTGTATATTGTTGTAATAATTTATCAATCATTAAAATAATGGTGCAAAGTTAGATCTATCTACCTCTACCAATCCTCCTAGTTTATATCCCTTCATTTTTCCTTTTGAAGATCCATTTAAATCTATTACTATACTTTCGACGAAATTTCTAGGATCATCTGCTTCAAATTTAATTTTTTCTAGAGATGATGTACGGCTAAGATTATCATAAAATTCATCCATTTCGTATTTTTTACTAAAAGCATATCTAGGTACATTTTTCTCTGTATCAAAGATTTTATAAGGTTTTTTAGGGTCTGTATGATATACTTTTCTAGTGGTAAAAGTTGCTCCAATTTCTTTTGCAACATCCTGCATGGCTTTAGGCACTACAGCCATTCCACCTAATTCTTCACTTGGAGCATCAACCATTTCTTCAGGATAATTTATATCTTCTTGTTTTTTCCATTTTCTGTATTTACCCATACCACTTCCATCTTTATTTAAAAAATTTTTTTTATCTGCCCTAGGGTTTAAAAGATCACCAGTTAATTCTCTATTTCCTAAACCATAAAACTGTTCTATTTTTGCTTTATTGTTAGTATTTAATTGAAAAAAATCAGCAGGAGCTAAAGCAATGTATCGTTTATTATTTTTTCTAGCATCATTAATAATACCTTTTATATTTGCTTTGACCCATGTAGATTCATTTCCTAATGGAAAATAATCATAAGACCTAGAAGAGTAATCATACATAGAGGTATTACCGTAACTGTAATCATTTGGTTGTCCTGCTCCTTCTCTTACAGGAGCTCTTCTTAATTCAGATTCTTGTACTTT